CTCTTTAATTATTAAGTTAGAGTTACCAAAAGTCACTTTTTTAACTCCTCCATTTTTACTCTTAGTATAAACTGTAAATTTCTTAGACCCTCTTGGAATTTTGGATTCTGTTAAAATATCCTCTTCAGTTTCAGAGATATAAGGAGCGTCTAAATAAACGTATTCTTTACCAATTTTTACTTTAATTCCTAAATCAGATTCAACCATTAAAGTATCCTCCTGATTAAGTTCAATTTTACCTTTATTAAACAATTCTCTAACTTCATTAACCAAATCAAAATACCTTTCAGAATAAACACTAAACGCATTTTTAGTTAACGTCATTTCATTATCAATATGATATTGTAATACCTCTGAAATTTCAACATCTTCTTTTAACATTAAAGATTTATTTAATTGTTGTTCTAATGTTTCTTTAATTAATTCACGTAAACCCATGAGATTATTTTTTATATAAATAGTCTAGTTTTTTTTAACTTTAAGTTTCCAGTAAACCCCCCCATTAATATACGGTGTGAATTCTCCTGATATTCCGTCTGTAGTTCTATTTGCAACTCCGACACCTACGTGATATAAATGGTCTTTTTTAGTTTTTAATATTAATCCCATCCCCAAAGAATTAATCCAGTCTTTTTGACTCCAAGAACCATCAACACCCAAAAATATTTGGTTTCTAATAGGTGGAGGTAATGGCGCAGGTTCTCTAACTATTTTTGGTTTAATTAACGATGACCAGTTCCTTGATACTATTTTGTTTTGAGATATACTATCAGACAAATATATAAACCCCTGATTATTATTCAACTTAATAGTATCCATGTTAATCATTTTAGCATAAAATCCTTTAAGGATTTCCGCAGTATCGACCTGTACTAATGTTGGTACATAGATTGTAGTGTCATGATAAATGTCTTCTCCCTCAATATACACAGGAACTTCTTGAGGTATTGTATCGTGAATAGATTCTCCAGGAATTTTTTCAATTACTTTTTCAATTTTAACTTTTTTATCACTTTGTAAAACTAATACAGCAATTAATAAAGCTAATATTATAAAATGTCTAACGTCCAGTATTTTTTTCATAGTCTTATAGCATTAATCTTGAACCAATCAAGAAGTTATTGAGAATCGGTGTTCCTTTTTGAGTGGAACCCGAAGCTTTATAGTTTAGGCTTAAACCAAATCGTTTACTTATTTTATAATCAAACGATGAACCAACTAAAAATCCAAATTGTCGATTAACTGTTGTTTCTCCAGTTTTTGAATTCCAACTTATTGGTGAATTCATAACAAATACTTGTGGTGATAAAACTATCTTTGAACTAACAGGAAATGGTTTAGTCCAAAACCCAACCAAAGATGTTGAAAATGAGACATTTAAAACGTCTCTCATTTCTCCTGTTTTTATATTAACCAATTCTTTATCTTGTAACAATAAAGTAATTGCTCCTACGTTATAACCGTATGTTCCGTATTTTGGATTTGGTATAATGTGGGTATATCCAACAAGATTCATGTAATTTCCGTCCAAATAAGCAGCAGTCATAGAATATGAATTAATTGATTCTAACTTACCGTTTTTAAAATCCATTTTTGTATATCCACCACTTAATGCGAATTGTTTTAACGTACTCCAAACCATCGCATTTGCACCCCAACTTTCATTTCCCGCCATGGATGATTTACTAACACCAAATGACGCAATAACATCATAGTTCATATTAGGTCCTTGAGATGTTGTTAGGTCTGAAGCAAATAACATTGGGTTTGCACTAATCGCTTTCTTTTTTTCTTCTTTCTTTTTCTCGTCAGATTTTTTTTCTTCTTTCTTTTCTTCACTTTTACTTTCTGAAGTTTCTCCTTTTGAATCTCCAGACCCACCCTCTGATGAGGATGATTCCCCAGAAGATGATGACGATTGGGAGGATGAAGATGAAGATGACGAGGAGGATTGAGGTTGTGAGGATGCCGCTGAACTTGCGGCCGAACCAGCAGCAGAACTTGCAGCCGATGATGCCGCTGAAGAAGCCGCCGCAGCTACCGCCTGAGTTACTGTTGTCGCTACTGTTTGAGTTACTACTGTTGTTGATGGACATGGTGTTGCGAATATTGAATTAACCCATCTGTCTACTTCCCCACTTGTAAATTGTGAATACGTAAAAATTTTGGAGGTTCCTCTAATAATAACCAATACCCCTGTTGTAGATTGAATTGGTATTGATACGACATAGGTTTTTAAATCACAAGGGTCCAGGTAGGTTTGAGTCACTACCTGTCCTTGTGACCTGTGGGTGAGGAAAACCACAAATAAGATAATTAATAATATTTTTATACCTTTCAATTATATTGTATCTTATTTGGTGTAAATTCCTTTTTTAATCATCCTATCTAAGATTCTAGCACAAGCAATATCAAGAGCTTTTTTAGTCGCAATTGATATTGTTGATTGATTAAATTTAATTGGGTCTACGGTTGCATCTGATAATAAAGTTAGTTCTCTTGTTGTCTTTGCTTCACCTAATCCTGACGCACCAAATACAACTCCTGTTTCTGCATTTGTGAATCTTACTTGTAAACCAATACGGGTAACCATTAAATTTTTAACCCCATTCTGTAAATTGACGGTTTCATCTTCAGATACAGAATAATCGTAACACTCAATTGTTACGAAGTATTGTGCCAAATTAATTTTACCTCTACCGTCTAATTTATTCTCAGAAATTCCCGATTGTGAAGCTTGGAATTGCTTAACCATTCTATTCTTAATTTCTGTTTTATCTTCTGTGAATTTAAAACGATTAAGATTCTCAAGGTATTCCATTGAAATATTCGCAACCCCTAATCCAACTCTTTTTTCTTTAAGTTCAGGATACATCTCATACATTTCGTCTGAGATTCCCGCCTTTAATATTTGTATTGGTATTTGTGGTCCATCGTAATCCAAAAACCGACTAATATCTATTGCGGTCTCAAAAGATGCTTTATATTGTTCTGTCTGAGTTTTACCTACAGTTTGGCCATAGGATGCCATTGAGACTAAAAGTCCCGCCATTAATAATATCTTTTTCATATGTTGATTAATATCTTTTAGGCCATCTCCAGTCCTTCTTTCTACTGTACAGACCTAGTAATGTTCCTAATGTAAAGAACTGTATAATCCAAAGAGGTCCCATCCAATCTGTAGTTCTCATTTCGTTATTAAAATAGAACATAAACCCGATTAGATAGATGATTGTTGAGCAAAACAAGATTACTTGTTCAAACTCTTGATAGAATTTTTTAATCATTATTTCTTATCCCCTTCATACCAAATATTATCAGGATTGTCCTTGAACGTTCCGTCTATTTTCCATTCTATCTCATTTACAATGTTTCTCATTCTTTCGTCTTGACTTGTGAATTGCAAATAAAGAAAGAATACTTGTGTTGATAATGCAAATGCAAGCCATAATCCGACTAATCCCAAGTATGCCTTAAACATTACATCACCAATTTTTTGAAAGTTAATTTTTTTCATTTTTCCTCAATTTTATTTTTTTATTTATTCGATTGGTTTGATTGCTCCGCAGATTACGCACTCTTCGTCGCCATCTCCGTCCACATCACCCCAAACGTGTTGACAGTTTCTGTGGTCAAAATATTCATCTATTTTACCATCACCATCAATATCATATCCATCCATAGTTCCGTCACCATCTTCGTCTATCTCAACTTTAACTTGTGGTGTTGTTACGTTACTTGGTAATGGAGTCGAGTCTTTTATATCTTGTGTATTAGATAATGAAATACCGTCCTCCTCGTCCATTTTCTGAACTAACATTTTATCTTTGTCTGTATCACTGAACCAATAGTCAATGATTTTACCATATGAACCAATAAAGGCACCCAACAATAACAACATAAGTTCTTTCCACTCAGTTTCCATTGCAGTTTTTCCCATGATGGCTGCAAAGATTCCTCCCATTATTAACATGAATCCTCCAAGAACCATGGCAGTTATATACCATCTTCTTGTCATCATCTTATTTAACAATTCTTTAAAACCAGTACTTTCTTTCATATAATTTACCATTTAGGAGCTTCTTCTTTAAATTCGTCTCCTTCTTTCTTCTTAGGTTTAGGTGCCGCTGTTGCAGGTACACTAGAATTTTCTTTTATGATTATTGTTTTTCCACCACCCGCAGCTTGTTGTTGAGTTTGAGTGTTGTTGATATTAATCACAGGTGCCGCTTGTTGTGTTGCTGGTTTTTCTTCTTCACCACCAA